TCTTTAGTTGTCTAGATATTCTGGGAGTTCATGTTTTGAGAAACTTGGCCACCTGGTATCGTAAACACCGGCTTTTTCTGCCCGTTGCATTTCTTCGTAGGCCGCACGACAAATCTGCTTGGAATAATCCAAGACGTAATCATCAAGCATGTGGAAGTGAGCCGGGTAGGGCCAAGTTTTCGACACGGCTAGAAATCCCCAGTTTCTAATCTCTAGTCCATGTTCTTCGGCGCAGATCAAATAGTGAGCCGCTTGTAAGTGGTAGCCGCGCATAAAAATCTCACGACCAAATTTTCTGGGCGATGCGTCCTGGCATGTTTTAATGTCGCCCATCATGCCCAATTTTTTGCTGTAAATGTCGGGCCTAGATTTTAGAAGCTGGCCGGTGTTAGGATCCTCAACAAAGATAGACGCTTCGCAAACGCGGTCTTTTTCTGTCAGCAATTTTTTGCAGTGCGGATCGCCCATTAGGCCGCCAACAATTTCGCCGCCGTCAATCTCAACGCCGTTGACTAAGCCCTGGACCATCTCAAAATCTTTCTGAGGAAGCAGAACTTTACCTTGCTCAACACACCTGGCTTCGTGCTCCTTATATGCCTTGGTGGCCCGGGATTTTTCCGTAGACATTTCCACCAGGTTTAACTCCGGCTGCAAAGCCATTGAATGTGTTGCAGTTCCCAGGTCAGCAACCAGCTTGCTAATGTCACCTTTTCCGTATTTCGCGTGAAATGGGGAGTGCAAGATCCAAGACTTTAAGAAGCTCGCGTTAATTGCTGAAGTTGCGTGATAATCTGCATTTGAGATGTCTTTATATAAACCTGGTTTCATCCTGTACATTCTCCATCGTCTGCCTGACACAAAAACGCCTCGTCATCGAATATCCAATCGCCTTGGCGTTGAACAAAATCTCCAAGCTGTTTGTAGCTTTCGTCAAAAATGAAATTGCCTTGTACTGCGTTTTCCATTTTCACCCACCATTGCATACGTTCTGGATGAGAACGCCACATAGCGGCTCTGTTAGCTTCTGATTTAAGAAAGCACCCGTCACAATTACTTGTTGTCGTGATATTTAAATCAAAACCAAAAGCTAACCGTTGTTTACCCCAAAACTCTAAAACGTCTGGCTTTCTAATTTCGTCAGTGTTTAAGGGATGCCAGTATTTTATATACTTTACTGGACTTGGTTTAATGCGTCTTGCTTCGTCAGCCCTTATACCAACTGCATTACTCCAATTTTTCCAACCAATAGACTTTAAGTAGTAGTTCGTAGGCATGATTTTTAATCGTTGTGTGCAAAATCTTCGGACACTATCAGGAACCCGCTTATGATAAGAAATGAGTGCTTCAAAAGGTTCACCGTCACGACTAGCTGAGTTGTGATTTACTTCTGTAAATGAGTGTTTGTCTGTTCTACGATACTCAACCCAAGTAATAGGCACACGCCAACGCTCACTACATTCTTGCACAAAGTCTAAAGTCTCTGGCATTTCGCGCCCGGTATTGGCAAAAACTACCTTGCATCGATCTGGCAAATTTCCATTAGCCTCTAAAATTTTGTGAAGCATATATCCAGACGTCCGTCCGCCGCTAAAACTAATTAAGACATTGCCGTCTGGTAAATTATAAGGAGAATTCAACGCTGCTCTCCCATCTGTCGTTCAATCATTTCGACCAGGGCGATGCAGCTCTGGACACGTTGCGTGGCGCTGGGTCTGTCAGGCGGTCGCTGGAGATCTACCTCCAGTGCTTCCAATTTGTGCTTGAGCAGCGATATGGTGGCGAATACATCGCTCATTTTCGCCACCACTGCTGGTCAAACATGTGAGCGTGTCCGGCCATGAGCAGCGCTTCGGCCCTATGTTCGTCCTTTTTACGGCTAAGTTGGCTGGCTAATTTTGGAAAAGTTCTGGTGGCTATTCGTCTGGCGCCGTCTTTATCTGCCGGCACTCCGGCTGCCTTTTTCCATTTCCCAGGAGTGACTTCTGCATACTTCATTTGAAGGAGAGCTAGGGTGCCTAAAATTTGCCCGTATCCGACGCCAAGTTTAAAGGCGGATGAAACCCCTTGCATCGGCCTGGCACCCTGCTTCTCCACTATGCAAAAATCAACGGGAACACTGTTTAATATGTGGCTGAGCTCCAGCGTATTTACGCCGCCGTCAGTCCAGACGGGGAGGTCGTGCACCTCGGCCCAGTCACCGTTAACAATGGCAACACCTCCGGTGCGATAACCTGGGTCAATCGCTGCGTAATATCGGCTCATTATCCTGCTCCATTTTGTTTTCGCAAATCACCTCGAACTGCGAAGAAATCGTGCGTTTCTGCTCATTTGCCTCTTTTTTTAGCCATTCGGCGTATTTTTTTTCGACGCGCAGAAATACCGCAACCCGTTGATTATCCATGCTTTTCTTAATCTCTCTGTTATTCGAGTACTTTTTTCGTACATTTAAATCACATCTGGTACTTGTAAATATGCTAGCAACTGCTATCTAAAGTAAAGAAGACGAAAACGAGACAGTTAGGAGACACCAAGATGGGTAAATTATACAAAAACGATATAGCTGGATTAGGCGTTAGCACTTGGGAATTTGAATATCACAACCCATACGCTGATTTCCCAACCGATAATTATGCAATGAGCTATTATGTGACCGTTACAGATCTGAAGGGTAATACTTGGGATCACAAGTTTAATTTAACAACACGCGAGATGCATTATTCAGATTGCCAGTCTCGCATGGATCGTTTTCTTGATCGTATTAAAGAAGCATTAAAAGGTGGCGGATGCATTGATCTTGAGCATTGGTTAGAGGGTCAGCCAGCGTATGGCTCAGAAGCTTGGCAGGAATTTGAGCGTGAAGAGATCGCACCATACGCCGATGCGCTTCATCGCGGAAGCATTCATGTCGAAGATTTACCAGATAGCGTCAGAGGGTATTTCTAATGAGCTGGAGAGATCAACCTTTATATGTAGTGGAGTGGGCCGGCGGTGACCGGCTCCCATACACCAAAAAAATTTATACGTCGCTCACTTGGGCAAAAAAATATTTGTTCAATTATATGAAAAAAAATTTGGCAGAGGGTTACATCGAGCTTTGGCAGCCGCACGGCGTCGGCAGCATCATGTCAATTTCTAGGCAGAAGTTTGGCGGATTAATTGAGGTAGAGGTTTTTGAAAATGAAGAGGTTGTCGAGATCCTTCATCAAACTGGCACCACATTAAATTGGGATGGAACCGAAGAATTTCTTTTCAGAAAGGAGATAGTATGAACTTTCAGATAGTGCAAAAACCGCTGCCGTATCAGCAAATCATAGATATGGCACACGAAATGAAACCAGGCGATTGCGTGGAAAATTTACCAGCAAAGTTGGCAAAGACATTAGTCGATGAACTAACGGAACTGTACGGGCAGGGGAGCTGCGTCTTTGCCCATCGTGGAAATAAACAAGCTTGGACAGTATGGAGGAAGAAATGAAAATCGATATTAACAAAACAGAAGCAAATATGCTGCTTGATTGCATCCGCGAATTAGAAGTCGCGGCGTATGAAATGGAAGACGAGTGCGAGGGCTCATCAGTATATAAGCCGGCGGATTTTAGTGCCCTGCAAAGTGCAAAATTAAAGCTTATCAAGGTAATGGAAAAATGACCGGCATTAGAAAAGTAGTTGATAAACAAACTGATCGGGTGCTATTTATTGGAACTTATAAGCAAGCGGTCGATTACTGCATACATAATAATCTGGGTAAATTTTACGAATATACCTGGCAGGATCACGTCATTGATGGCGGCGATCAGATTGAAATACGGGAGCATAAATTATGCGAGTAGGGGCCTTTATTGTCGGCGGAGACAAAGAAAGTCAGGCCCGTCAGCGCACGGCCATCACAGAATATTTTCTAACTACGAGCACGGCTATTGATTTCTTTCCGGAGAAATCAGGCAACGAGACGTTAGACGCTGAGGATCGCGTCATGCTGATGAAATGCGCCAGATTTTGTCGGAAGCACCAGGCGACTTTTGCTGTCGCCAGTTTGTCGGGCATGTTTGACAAGCGCTGGAAAGCGCTGGGTTGGCTGGCGTATCAGGTGGAACAATACGGAATAGAATTTGTTGTAACCGACGAGCCCAGGGTCAACGGATCCTCAATTGCTATTATTAACGCCCAAGCGGAAGAGCAACGCATTAGGTTGGCTGCAAAGTCAAAGGCTGCGTTGGACGAGATTAAATCGCTCTTGAAGCAGGGCCGGCCCGTCAGGACGAGATCCGGCAGACTATTAGAAAAATTAGGAATTCACGATAACAAGGAGGAAACAGATAGATTAGGTAACGAGGCCCAGGCGCGGCTCGCCAGAGAGCGCGACCAAGAAGTGTGGGGGCTCGTCGAGAGCTACCTCAAGCAGGGCATGAATATGTCCGAAATAGCCAGGCAATTGAACGCGGCAGAAGTGCCAACTCCATCCAAGCGAAGAAA